CGTGTAGCCGGTGCCGGTGATCTCGCTTGTCACGTCGCTGCGCTTCGTGTGCGTGTCTTTGTTCTCGGTATAGCTGGAAGTTACCAGCATCACGCGAATGGTATCCGTATCAAGGTCAATGGCGCCGCGCGCCAAATCCTCAAAGAACGAATTGAAGATCAAGCTTGCCATTTCATTTTCCTTTCCGGGAAAGCCACTCAGTCAATAAATCCAGCCCGCGCGTGCCCATGGCGCCGGCAAGGCCAGCCGCGCCACTTGTGATAAAGATGGCCCAGGAATCCGCTTTTAGGCTGGGATCAAACCAAACAGCGCCAGCCGCTGCGATAATGCCAAGAGCGCCGCCCACAACAGCCTCTAATGCCAAGTGCCAGCCACGCTTGCCCGCGTGCGCTGCAAAGGCCACCCGGAAGCCAGCGCCAAAACTGACCGCCGCTGCTGCCATTTTTGCGATAAAGCCAAGAGAATCTTCAGACATTGACGCCGCCTTAAAAGAAGAAAGGGCCGCGCGTTGCCACGCGGCCCGTCAAGTCATTAGGCGGTCGGCATTTGTTCCGGCATACCGCGCACCATGAAGGCGGTCATCGGCGTGCCAGTGCCATGCGTGCCGCTGAAATCAGGCGTCAGGCGCACATAACGGCGCCCGCCGATGTAGGAGATTTCCTGAATATCAGCAGTCGCCTTTGCGGCAACCAGCGAGCGAACAATCCCGCCAGCCGCCACAGTCGGGCCAAGCACGTCGGCCTGAACAACGGCAGTCCAGTTGGTGTTGTCGTTGCTGTGTTCGAGAATGAACTCGATCTTGTTCGTGCCGGTAAAAGTGATGCCACCGATGCCGATGTAAAGCAGAACCATCGCGGCGCGAAAGCCGAGAAGGTCAACGCTTACCGGCGTAATGTCAGCAGTCGCAGTCTGCGGCGCAACAAGCAGCGTCGTCGAAAGGTTATTGTGAAGATCGCGAATCATGGGAGCTTTCCTTTGCTTCCGAATGTGGGGAAAGATGCGGGCACAGCGCCCGCCTCAGATTGATCAGGTGCCGAAACGGACGAATTTGACCGCTTCGAAATTGATGGCGCCGCCGCCGACCCGCTTGCGGAATTTGAAGAACACATACGGGTAGCCGACATACGGATCACGAAGCACCGACAGGCCAATCCGATCCACGATCAGGTAAGCCTCGCGGAAGTCACCGAAGGCCATGGAAAGGCTATTCGCCCCCAGCGCCGGCATGTCTTCCGCTTCAACCACATTGAAGCCCAGAAGCGCGGAAGGCTGGCCAGCAATTGCCGCAGGTTGCCAGATGAAATTGCCCTGGCCATCCTTCAGCTTGCGCGCCTCGCGCAACACGGCGCGCGAAGTCATCCATTGCGCGTTATTGCGGAAACCGGACTTCAGCGCATAAACCACGTTCACCAGATCATCGACCGGGTTCGTATCGCCCGAGCGCGTGCGGAACGCGCCAGAAGCGCCCGTGTTGATATGTTCAAACGTGCCCCAAGCGCGGGAAGCGTCAACCGTCGCGGCGGTCGGATAAGACACCAAGCCGCGAGGCTTGCTGACACCATCGCCATTCACGAAAGCCGCATTTTCGCCGCGCGCAATGCGGTCGGCACTTTTGGCGGACAGCCAGGATTCAAGATCAAGGCGCCCGTCTTCCAGCACCTTCTGAGTGGCAGAAACAACGGACACAGCTTCATGAACCTGAATGGCCCACTTGCCGAGTTGCGCCGTCAGGTTTTCAGTGCGGATGCTGGTCTCGCCAACCCAGGCAAAAGCATTTTCGCCAAGGTCGTTCAAACCTTCCACCGCGTCAGTGCCAATGGACATAACCGACGCGACCTGCCGCATTGGGCTGGTTTCATAAATGCGGGTGACAATGCGGCCCGTAGTGTCAGGCGTCACCAGATAACCGCCGTCAGGATCAGACCCGACAGACAGCGCCTTGGTTTCGGCTTCGTCCGGGCGAGCTTTGCGAATCGGGCCATTCATGCCGAACAGTGCGGACTTATAACCGCGCATATCGTCCACGGTGACATGCCGGCCAGTCTGGCGAGCAAACTCGACAGCCGCCTTGGTTTCGAATTCCGTAGCCGCGCCGCCAAGCAAAGCCAGGCGGTTCGCCTTGGCTTCGATTTCGTCAGAGCGCTTCACAGCGGCCTTGAGTTCATCGCCGAGCTTGTCGAGCGCGTCATTGATGCGACCGACTTTCTCGCTGGTCACGGCATCCGCCGCGCCTTTTTTCAGCTCGAGGATTTCATCATTCACGCTTGCCTTGAACGCGGCAAAGGCTTCGCCCTGCTTTTCAAGCAGGGACTTGATTTCCATATCCATTTTGATTGCCTTATGAGAGGGTTGCGATGTTCCGGCGGATCATTTCCGCCAGTTCAGCCGCGACCACCTCGTCACGAGGCGTCGTGTTCGGCACTTCAGCGTCACGCTGAAGCCATTTTTTGAGGATCGCGACAGCCCGCTTGGACTGTGCCGCCGAAAGCTGCCCTTCGTCACGAAGGGAGTCCTCAATCTCTCGAATTTCATCCACTGACAGCGATTTAACCGCCGTCACGCGCGCCGCGTCATTCATAGGGAACGACACCAGCGAAACTTCCAACAAGTCCAAGTCTTTCAGCAGCCTCGCACGTCGCCGGCCATCATACGCGTCAGACTTCACCCGGTATCCGATAGACAAACCGTCAAGCGCGCCTGCCTTTAGATCAATATGCGCCTCGCGCCCGATGTTTTTTTCAGTCAGCAGCCGCCCGCGCACGCGCAATCCGCGATCATCTTCCGCCATTTCTTCCCACACGCCGATGCGCTTGGTGGGATCATGATCAGCAAGCATCTTTACGCCTTTGGCGCCACGCTCGCGCAATGTGCGCGCAAAGGCGCCACGCTCTACAATGTCACCGCCTTCGTCACGGTTTCCAAAGACTGAGGCATAGCCTTCAAAAATCCCGTCATCACCAAGGCTTTTAACATCAAGGGCAAATTCAAGTCGCTGCATTGTTAATCTCCACACTTGCGGGCGTGGTCATGTTTGCAGGTTGCGGCAAGGCGTCGCCGCCTTCGATTGCGTCCAAGCCGTCATCTTCTCGCACTTCATTCTGTGTCATCCATGCCGGCGAGCCGCCGCTACCAAGCGCCTTTGCGTAGTATTCAGCGCGATCCTTTGCCGCACCGCGCATCAGGCTTTTTAGGTTAAAGCGAATGTCCACGTCTTCACCCGGCGCCAGCAAATTCGCCTCGGCAGATTGTTCGAAGCGTGTCGCCCATGGCGCAATGGTGTGAACCACATGGGCGATGAACATCTGCTCGGCGCTGGCATAGGTCGCCGTCTTGTCGCTGTGCTGCACCATAAGCGGGATCACCCGCATGTGACGGCAGATTTCCTCGATCTGGTGCTTCCGCGTTTCAAGATGCTGCGAATCCACGCCAGTCATGGTTTGCGGAATCCACTTGGCGTTGCGGTCCAAGATTAAAGGCGTGCCGGCGTTATTTGCCCCGGCAAAGTGCTGTTCCAGATACGCGCGAAGCCTCTTGTATTGCTCTTCAACCATTGTTCCTTCCATCGTATAGACGCCGGAAGGTTGAAGCCCATTCTTGTGCAAGCGCGCGTGCGAGGTTTCCAGCGCGATACTCAGGCCGATGGCATCACGCGCCACCTTGATAGCCTCTAGGCCCATCCAGCTATTCCAAGACGGGCCGCGCAAGTGCCAAATATCTGCGGCGGTCAAGGTTGCCGCGCGCCCATCTTCAAAGGTGACGGTGTAAGTCATTGTCATGTCAGGGTTGCGCTGCACCCAAACCTTGCCAGGCTCAATCGGTATCAATTCCACCACTTGCCCGCGCACGCGATTGACAAAGACGAAAGCGTTACCGCAAAGAACCAGATGGAAAAGCAGCGTTTCCCGAAACTCGAAGCTGGTCTGCCAAGGGTTCGGGCGCCTTGTCAGGATCGGCAAAAGCGGATGATCGAGAATGCGCTCTTTCCCGCCAGACTGCCGATGAAACTTGATTTCAGTCTGCGCCACGCCTTCGGCAATGGCGCGCGTGCAAGCCATGATTGTCGCAGCGCCAAGTGCGGTTGTGGTGTTGATGTCCACCCCGGCCTTGCTTTCAGGCCA